GCTTGATTGAATGTTGTACAATCGCTAAGGATCTCGTATCCTGTAAGAAGGAGAAAGGTGAAGACCCCCCACTTTTCAGTAGGTATAGTCAAGCACCGATCGGATTCGTCCATCGAGAGAGCTGGCCTACTTACCACATAGTTCATTCAGTCCTTTGGTAAGGCCTGAGTGCTATAACCCGATAATTACTTTCGGATCTGCAGTCAAGCCCAGACATAAACACGGAGCAACAAATATATAAATTAGTGACTATGAAAAACATAAATAAAACAAATGTATTACTTCGGAATAAATATTCCTTGGTTTTACGATCTATTTTTGATTTAGATAATTCAAAATCAATAAGATGTACAAGAGCTTTAGATCAATACTTATGTCTACTAAATCTTAGAATAAATTCTAGAGGATTAAAAGACACGGTTACCTTTCTAAAGGAAGTTAATTCTTTGAGCGTTAAATTAGCTCTTGGAATTCCCTTCTCGCCTTTACCTTTCACTAAATCCGATAAATCGGGCTTCCCTTTGAAGTTATCTCTGGTAAAACCTTTTCTGGTTGGATTAGAGGAAGATAAGAGAATTGGGCTAAGTATAACATCGTTATACAAAGCAATTCTTCTCCCGGTTAATATGGATACTAGTAGCATTACTGCCACTAGTACAGGGACTGGTAAATTAAGTGTAAAGTGACTTAAATTTCTCAAAGAATTCTCTAAGAAATTCAAGCCAAACAGACTTGACTGACACAAAGAGTGACGTACCACTGACAAGATGGGTCCTAATGGACCCGGTCTCGCAACTAGTATGTTAGATCTTTGAGCCGTTCGGGATGATCCAAAGGTTTGATTCAATCTCATGAACTATCTCTATTTAACCAGAGACGATCTGTTTGAAGAAATCAAATACCTTTTGGAAACAAACACAAATCCTCAATTACCAGGTCTTAAAACCGGCCGACTGGCATTTCTACCAGAAGGCGGTGGTAAGACAAGAATAATTGCGATAGGTGATTACTTTTCTCAACAAGCTTTAACACCTCTTTTTAAAGAGACGATGAAGATGTTAGAAAACATTCCGCAAGATGGAACTTACGATCAATCAAACTCAATCAAAATAATGAAAGAGAAAATGAAAGAGAATAAGCCCATCTACTGCTTCGACCTGAAATCCGCAACTGACCGCTTCCCCTTGTATATACAAGCTGAAGTAGTCGATGCCATTTTCGGGCCGGGCATAGGTCAAGCCTGGAGCAAGCTCCTAAGTGAACGATCTTTTTCGTTCTCAGGTGGAAATGTTGAGTATGCTGTGGGACAGCCAATGGGACTATTGTCCTCTTGGTCTGTCTTTGCATTGACTCACCACGCGTTCATCCAATACTGTGCAAGCCGGTGTGGTATTACTACCTTCACTGACTATACGGTTCTTGGAGACGATGTGGCCATATTCCATGAAGAAGTAGCGAAGAGGTACCAGATACTGATGAAGAAACTTGGTTTAGAAATAAACCTGTCTAAATCATTAATCTGGACACCTGGAATGAAATGTTATCCCTTTGGAGAGTTCGCAAAGCGAATACTCTGAAACGGGCATGACATCTCACCCATTCCTCTGGATCTAGTGGAAGTATTTGTAAAGAACCCTTTACAGGAATTCTTCACATTTGCCTACACACTTGAATCTTTTGGAATACAACTCAAGCCAAAGACCGTAACAAGTTTATCAAAACTATTAACGTCCCAAAAGGACAGAAATAGTTTATCGGTCTTAGCTAGCGCCCCAGCTACCTTAAAAGGTAAGCTGAGAAGGAAACAACCAACATCCCTTTATGAGGGAGAATTGGAGGGTCCATGAAAAGACCTAGATGTTAATCTAATTCCAGCGGCTATGATGAGTATTCTCTTTCGAGAGCATCGGACTAAGAACATTGAAATTGAGAAGATAGTATTCGCCATGGGTCATTACGACACCATAGTTCAGAAAATCACTCAACTTCAGGGCCGGTCCCTTGTTAAAAGACTGACGTTACAACATCTTTCCCACATACCTGTTAAGTCTGGCCAACCCCTTCAGATGGTTATACACCAAAAGAGGGCGAAACTTACGTCCTTAGTTCTTAGATGCAGAAATGCAAATGAAGATAAGGATTGAGATTTCAACCAGGTTAGCAAGTTATGAGAAGATGTATTCTATTGTAATGACGACGTCTTCAGTAATTTACTTACGAAGAAGTCATCAAGCAGTAGAATCCGTCAACAAGTTATTCTCAGAATTTTCGATCTCCTACAATCTGGCTTCGTACCCTTATTAAAAGAGTATGAACAGTTAGAGGAAGAGAAAGAAAAGACTTATGAACAATTGTTAGAAGAGTACAAATTGCGCTCTTCTTGATTCAGATCATAGATCAAATCAACGGTGACGCCCAGGTTCGAAAACCTGGGGGGAAACGTTGCGTGCAAAACCTCTACTCCTTTCGGAGGGGAGGTCAG